CCGCCTTCGCCAATCCTATCCCACGGTGAGTTTTCCACCATCAATAACGATTTTTCCGCTATCTTTTAGCGTCCTATATACATCTGAGTAGGACGCGCCAAACTTGTCTGTGCCCCTCGAAAGAGCAGCCAAAGGATTAATTGGCCCACCACTCTCGTTGACAAGCCCCCTCAGAAACTCAAGAACCTCTTCCTCGGTTACTGTAGTTGTAGATCCTGCGTCCTTGGTCTTGAGCACCATACCATCCTTGTAAGGTCTAATGCTGTCCGGGTCATAAGATACCCACTTCCCATCGCGAAGCTCATCCTTGGTCCTGATAACATACTTAGAACCCTCCGGGAACAGATTGCCAAGCTTAAGCATACCAGTCATATCACTAATATCCTGGCCTGTCGCATTCTTCACAAACGTCTTAAACTTATTGTTGGCCCGGAATCCATCATACATCTGGAACACGAAATCGAACTGACCAGTAGTCGCGCCCGTCTCATCAAACTGGAACACAAACCTAATCTGATCAACGGCCTTTGGCTTCATTACAGGGCTACCATCCTTATTTAGAACGGGTTTACCCTGGCTCATCATTGGCTCAATGGGCGTGTTCTCAAACACAGCCCTCTCATCATTAGATAGATCTGAGACAGTCCTCATCTTCTTGGCAACTGCATCCCACCTCAGCTCCTTGGGATACTGGATAACAGCCTTCATAGGCACTATATCCGTAATAGTTGCAACATAATCTGTGCCAGGCTCCATTCGGGAGCCACCCATATTTACCGTAGCGTTAAACATCTTATTACTCACCTGGGGATTTCCCCGTACCACTACCTACGCCTTATGAGCATAAATAGGTTACGCTAAAGCATTTTTATATTTTTAAATTTTGTTTCTAAACCTCTCATCAACATTTTTTAAATACTCCCCATCAATCTCGACAGTTTCCTCAAGTTGCTTAGTTTCTTCTACAATATGATGGATAGCTTTCTGGTATTCATCCTCGGTTATTACTTTCTTTGCTCTTAGTATGAGGAGGAGTGCTTCATGCTCCATGTACATCTTGCTGAGCCTGAATGATAAACTTGCGATCTCAGAATATTCGCTTGTATCAGTCATAAATTCCGGGTCGCCCTGTATTTCGTCAAGTAAATCCATCAGCTCACTACCTGTATAGGAAATAAGTCGCCCCACGTAGCCGGTGGAACCCTATATTTGGGATTGTCTATAACAAGTTCTTTAGCTACACGATTTGGGCCAGACCAATGATAGTCATGCATGCAGATCCAACCACCCTTTACCACATTACTACCCCAATGAACAAAATCGTACTTTACATCTTCATACTCATGGGAGCCGTCTATAAACAGCATCCCAATCGCCCCAAAATGCTTCTCATACGCCTCTTTCGAGGTCATCTGGTAGGGGTGCACAATATCGAACATGTGGAGGGATTCTATATTTTCTCTAAACTCGTCCCACGTATTACAGTGGGGATCAAGTTTGCGATGTTCTTTGGAACCTGTAAACGGGTCAACAGTATATATTAGGGGGTGGGCGGGGTTGTTTCGCGATGCAAATCCCAGGGTCGCAGTTGATCTACCTTTCCATGCTCCAATCTCCACAATCGGGCCGGTTACCTCGCTCGCGATGATATACAAAACGCGGGCCTCTTCCTTTGCAAGCCATCCACCAATCTTGTCTATTGTGGGCCAATCTAACTCAAATTGTTCATCTTCCATTATTATACCTTCTATTTTACCTAGCGTCATCTTTATATATATGCTTTTCTATATAGGTAGTTGAGGTGAGAACTATTACCTACAGAACAAAATGGGATGATGATGGCCCGAGCTTGGAAGATATGCATGATAAGTGGAACGATCTGTTTGACCGCCTATGTGCAATAGATGATATGATTGAAGCACTAAACGGGGATAAAGACGAGAAAAATCTCGTTAAGGATGGACCAAGTTGGCAGGAGATTCATCGCCAAATTGAAACTTTAAAATTGGAAAGAAAAGAAGTAGACAGAAGATTATATAGCCTTCAAATGGACATAAATATTTTCAAGGGATATTGATGAACGGAAAAATTGGTGTAATGGTAGCCATCTTTATGATGGTAGGTATGGCGGTTGGGTTTGGTGGTTGGGACGATTCCAAGTCTTATGCCGATAACGTTAAGAATATCTTTTCCACCAATGTTATCAACTTTAGCGATGGGCCACACAGCCCCGAGCTAAATTGGAGTGATGGGGATAAGCCGGTTCGCGCAGTTGATGGAACGCCATTCGGATATGTAGCTGAGCAGGACGTAGTTGCCAGGAAGAACGCGGTATTTTTGGGCATGAACGGCAGTGATCCATACGCCGAAAATCTATCACTTGCCAAACCCACCCACGCAGTTGATAAATCATGGGATGGAGTAGTGACCGAGGAGGATGCAGTTAACAAGAAGATCGCAGAGTTCATGGGGTAAGTAAATACTTACTCCACTTATCTTCAACATCTCTTTTATTATGGTCTAATTTGCCCAAGGCTCGACTTTCTCCACGTTCCAATACACAATTCTTCCATAACTATGAAAGTCTCGCTACGGGTCTATAAAGTGGCTTGTAGGACATGCTACAGTTCTAGATCACGGTGCAATTTTTTGTATGAATTTGAGTGAGTAATACATCGGAGTTATCGTGAACGGGTCACTTGAAAAACTTGATGAATGAGTGTGGGGATCGGCGGTAGCTTTCCCAATATTGCTGTTTCCAGTGTTATCAACATTGTAATATGCAGATGGATGCTGTGAACCACTGCCTTCCGAATTATATCCACATCCACCAGAATTAGGCCGTGAAGATCTATCTTGCATTGAATGTTGATGGCCTGCTATTTCTGCGGCTGAAAGAGAGTGCCCCGATATTGTAACCGCTCCCACTATGGTGTGAGTACCACTTCCAGTATCTCCCACATTGTAATCTGAGCCAGTGCCTGCGCCAACCACAAACCTATCGCGGAGGTCCACCGTGCCAGACGTACCATCACATAGGTGCCAACCATCAGGAACCGTTTCCCCCGACCACATTATGATTAGGCCAGTTGGAACACTCAACCCATCAAAATCTCCTATGTGGAGGTTACCACCCGAATAATAGATCAAATCGGCATCCGCACCCGACCCACTTCCATCATTATCAACTCCCCAGAATTTAGCAAGCATTTCACTTTTTGTATAATAATCATCTGTATGAACATGAGATGATAGATGAGAGGATGCTTCGCTATATTGAGTTTCAAAGTTATTTAATTCGGTTGTGGTTATTTTGTTGGCGCTCGTCCAGGTGGTATAATTTTTTATGTATCCCATTATGTCACCTTCATTATATAATAAAGAGAATAGTAGTATGGCTCGTATGCTATATCATTGAAGGTTATGGTGTTTCCAGTATGAGTATGACCCAGACCCCCGCCCGCATATCCAGTAGTACGATTCATCGTTAATGCGGTTCCAAGTGGGCCTGTTGAAGGAATAGATGAGTAGCTTAATCCGGCAACTCCATTTGTATGGTCTTGCCAAGTGTGGGTGTGAATTGGCATCTCATCAGCCGTTATAGCATGAGCAGTAACCGTAAATGATGCCGTAACTGAGGTTGAAGTTGCGCCTCCTGTGTCGCCAACATTATAAGTAGCACCCGCGCCCACTATGAATCGTTGACGCAAGTCGGGGGTTGTAACTGCTCCTATTGTCTGCCCATTGCATATATACCACCCAGTAGGAATAGTATCTGAATCGCCATGCCATATTACTATAGCACCGACTGGTAAACCCTCATTTATGATATCAGTATAATGAAAACCATCCAGTGTATCAGCGTCAAATCCAGTGTAGTATGAGGTGGTAAAAAAGTCTAAATCACTCGAAGTCTTAGTATAATGTTGGGTATCGTGATTATGTTCGTCAGCATCCTCTTTTATCTCATCCCATTGCGACTCAATATGATTGAATGCTCTGCCCGACAAATAATGAGTTGCTTCCCAGGGATCATGAAATTTCGTATATGCCATTTTTATCATCCTTTCATTATAAAACAAAGTGCATAAAACTTGGGCCTGATGTCGGTATATCCGCCAGTAAAATATGATCCACTATGGCCGTGGGGCGTTGATGCAACTTCAGTGGTCGCAGAATCGACATCATAAGATGTGCCATAGTGAGAAATTACACCATAAGCACCACCCGAATCCCCTTTATAATCATCGATATATGAATGGTAATGGGAGGGCAATTCATCGGCGGTTATTGCGTGAGTTCCAACGGCAATAGACGCCGCAGATAAAATTTTGTGACTAGCTCCACCTGTAGTCCCATATGCATGATCATCACCCACCGCTATAACAAATCGATTTCTAAGGTTTGGAGTACCATTTAACCCATTACATAGATGCCAACCTGCCGGAATAGAGGCTTCTGACCCACTCCAAATACAAATTGTGCCAGTATCTATACCAGCATCAAGTATCTGTTGGGCCGTAAGTCCATCCAGCTTTTCACAAATAACCCCGGACCCAGAACCATCATTAGCAGCCGTTATGTACTTCGCATCGCACTCAGCTTTTGTATAATATCGCTCGGCGTGGGCGATGCTATTTATGTAAGAAACCGCCTCATCATAAATACACTCTAGATTGGTCAGTGCGGCATTTTTGGCAGATTCCGTCATCGAGTGCTCGCGCCAGGAAGTCTTAGTGTATACCATTAAATCACGCCCATTTATTGCTTGTAAACTGTAGTTGTAAACTTTCCAGTGAGTTTTTAGTGTATATGAAAGAATGAGTTTCTACTTCGATGCCGGTTCCGGGGGTAATTGTTGCAGTATCTCCGCCCACCAAAACAGCCTGATCGATCTCTCCATTGGCAGATCCAGACGGTATTATAAATGTAGTAACTATTGAATCGCTCGTTGTTGTTTGGTCCGTTCGATACATTCTGAAAATCTCAGCCCCACTCTTTTTAAGCACCAGATATTTTATTCGGTCGCTATCCTCAAAGCATGGTAACCACGCCTCAGATGCATCTTCTGTACCGTCCGCATAAACTACCTGCCAAATATTAGGGGATTCGATAGCAGTCCACAACTTAGTAAACGTTATGAGAACTAATAATACGTCCGATGTGCTAACATCATCAGGGCTAGCCATTTTCTTTTGTATATCACTCAATTTAATGAAAATGTCTTCCCAATCATCTTCAACTGGCCCGGTATAAGCAACCACATCATAGTAATCCTGCTGATTGGTATATCGAAATTTTATATTGCTTATTAGGCAATCATCGTCAATATCATGCTTGGATATCTTTATGTGTTGGAGTACACCTGCCGCTAGACCATCCTTAGAGGTCGTGTACTCGACTTTCTTACCTTCCATCGCATATACATCAAGGATGGCGTTAGCCTCTTCCAGGGCTGCTATACGGCTCGACAACGAGGTATCTGAGCGAACGTTCTCAACTATTCCAGAAGACTCCGCGCCTTCTACAGTCTGCCTATCTAAGATCTCAGCAAAATCGCTAGTTACTACCACTATTTGATAAAGGCCGGTATATACTATCTTCAAAACATCAGTTTCGGCCAGAGCGGTAGCACTAGAATCCTGTGAAATTATTTGGTCATTTTTGGCCCAATACCAATCCTTCCCAGTATCTACGCCTTTCTTACCGACCGTTTTTAAAGTATAATCTCCACCCCCCACTGACACATAAACTTCTGGTTCTCCACCAAGTTTATAAGCAACTGGAAAAGAAGTAGTTTGTCCATCACCTTTAGCATACTCAGTCTGGATGTCGGTTTCTTCCCAAGTTCCTACAATATATTGGCGGTTTCTATATTCGGGATTAGCGTGGGTTACACTCACACCGGAAAATGCATCCTCGATGAGGAAGTCGTCGGTTTCTATGAGATCCCATTCTGCCGCATAGCTGGTCCTATCAACAAAATATAACCTTTTATATTCATCAATAAACCATATAAATCCGGCCCGTTCTGCCATCTGATCAAGAACATCAGCCACACTTATATAATTGGCAATATATTGGGTGACGGTTCCCCCAGCTTGGATTTCCCCGAGGGTCACACCTTCTGCCTCAAGATATTGATCGAGAACGTAGTTAACAATTGTTTCGATGGTGGTATCTTGCCAAGCTTTAGCAACTATGCGTTTTTCAGCTAAATAATGGTAGTCAGCACACGATATAGAATGTTTTATTACATCGCGGCCACTTACTAATCGCTCCGAACTACTATCGATATATCCTCCAAACACTTTGTAACCAATGTCCGAATAAATTTCTACTTCCTGGCCCTTTTTGAAATGTTTGAGTGCGCCGATGTCCAATATTGTAAATGATGCAGTGCACCTTTTATTAACTGATAGATCAACTTCTGGGGTTGGAGATTCCATCAAAATGTTGTTACTTTTTACGTATATCTCATACCAAGTATAAGGCAGAACCTCTTGCCAAGTACCTAAATTTAATACATCCTGCCAAGTGAATGTATCGAACTGGTTAACACCATTAATAGTTACTAACATAATACCTCCAACTGCATCAGTTAAAAAATGAACTCAATGTCATTGAGTCCGACAACTTTGTTCTAAGTGCTCATGCCTATTTCGGCCCAGGTCATAGAGGATGTAAACCATTTTTACCTCTTATTAAGCTGTTTCTTGTTCCTGATCTTTTCTTTTACCTGGTAGGCCTGCCAAACCACGACATGTAATCAAACAACATTATAAAACCTCACAGATAAGCACACACAGCATGTACTTCAGTGCTAGCATCGGACTCACCATTGAAACCGATAACACTCTGATTAGGTAGGCCAGTCTTACATATCACATAATAAGTTGTATTGGAAGTGATAGTGAGAACGGAACGTCGGGCAATGGGGCCAATGAAAATCTGAGCACCATCGCTAGCAGTGCCAAGATAACCTCGACCACGAAGGGATTGATTAGTAAAACTAGTAGTAGATGTAGATAAACCAACGTAGACCTCGGTCCATAGTCCGGCAGAAGATGCGGATACAGCAATAACCTGGAAAAATACCTCCCATATGCCAATAGGAAGATTTATGCTAAGACCACCAGGATTATAGTAAACATCCTTGACAGGATTATTTTGATAGCAATCAGTACTATCGACTAATGATATTGTCCACTTGTCCGGATCGAGCGGGAAGCCTACAGGGGCCTTTGCAATACTGTAATATGGATTTGTAATAGCGCCTGCCGCCAGGGTATAATCAGTACCACCATAGAGGGTAAAGGTCGTATTCGGGCTGCTATAACTGGTTTTCACTACAATGAAATACTT